GAAACCAATATTAAAGCAGCTAGATGGCTTTCTTTATATGATGGTTGGCACCATTGGAACAGTAGTAAACATTGTTGGGGTAGATATGCCAGAAGTTAACAAAAACAATAGAAGATTATTTGTAGAGGATGAATATGACTTATATGATGTTAGAAAGGCTAGACCTTTTTGGAATGATGTTTGTGCAGTTAATGGATGGGAAATAGTAAAAGATGAAGAGGATTTTAAAGAGGACTATGTTTGCCAGATCAATAATGAATTATATTTTATGGAGTTACAGGTTGTTGGTTATTGGCATAATTTTAGTTTATCTAACATAAGTAATGTAAGAATTTCTGCAAGTAAAGTTAAATTACTTAGACAAAATGAACATGGTGGGTTGATCTTTACAAACTGTGTTCCTAATAGGTTTTTTGCAATAAATGTCAATCAAGTAACACCTGAGATGAAAAAAGATTCTGTTAGGGAACAATTTTATGAAATACCACTTAGAACAATAAAACCTAGAGAGGTTAATGTTTTAGACACTAATTACTGTGATTGTTTAGAACAACACTTACCAATTATGCAAAGAAGTGGGGGCAGGATGGCTTTTGCACAAAAAGATTACAATATTAGAGGTAAAAATGGAATATGCTGCTGATGATATAAATTATGGCTATATGAGCATAATTATGCACATTAATTCTGAATATACTTTAATTGACAAGATAGAGAACATAAGAGAGATAGATGGAACTATTGAGCATCCTGTTTTTGGGAAAAATAAAGGTGGAGTGAGTTTTAGTTTATTTCTTAGGGGTTTTTATACAGTCTTTGAAGCTGTACTAAATTATGGAGATAGGTTTGATGTCTATGTTGTGAATGAGCAGGGCAATACAGTAATGATGGATGATGATTTAGATCATTTAATTTCTCTACTGCATATACTTTATGTAAACAAGAAAGCAGAGGAGGATGATTTGCTTAACAGGGCTTTAAATCCACACACTTACAGAAAAGCAGCAAAAAAGATGTTCTATAATGAAGATCCCCCATTTTAAAAAGAATTTAAAAGTACAATTTGTAGAAGCTGCAACAGATTTTATTGATCCACCAACACAAGACATTTTATGGAGATATGGTAAGATTCTCTTTCAAGTTAAGTCTGAGCATGGTGCTATTTCCTACTTTATAGAGGAAAATAAAAAGAAAGTAAAAATTTCAAGATATTTAATTTTTCCTGTAGATTAGTAATATGGCAGACAATGGATTTACTCAGAAAGAACTCAATCAGATGATATTTGATAAGTTAGATGATATTGATAAGAAGTTAGATGAGAAATTAGATAAGTCAGAGTTTTATAAAGTTTTAGGATTAGTTGCAACAGTTGTGTTAATTGTTGGTAGCTTAAGTATGTAATGGAAGCAAAAATAAATTTAAATCAAATTCTACAGGGTGGATTAGCAGGATTAGTAGCTTGGCTTTTTAAAACTGTTAATGATCTACAACAAGAAGTAACAGCACTACAGGTAGAAATTATAAACTCAAATAACAAATTATCAGATGTTTTAAACATTATACAAAACATTGATTCAGAAATTACAGAAATAATCTGGAAAATAGGTGGCTAATGATAGAGTTTCTTGTAGTTATGTGGCTAAGTCTTAAAAAGAATAAAAAAAGTGTGTAATTGCACAATTCTTTGCTGTGGTTGTTCTCTGCATTGTAAAAATAAATAATATTTAAGTTATACTGCTTTTATGGATTATATTGATGATATGTCTTTAGCCTTACCTAATCAACAACAGGTAGGGGAATCTAATGTAGATTTTAAAAGGTTTCAATACTATTTGGGCTTAGGAGCTTCCAGAACACTTAAAAAAGTTTCTAATAATTTCAGTCTTACAGATAGGAGAATTTATCAAATATCTAGTAAACATCAATGGGTTGATAGGGTTAAAGCTATAAATAGAATGCTAAATGAGCAAATAGTACAGGAAGTTTATGCACAAGTTGGAGAAACTGCAAGAGATCTAGCTGATAACCTAAAACCTTTAATATTTAGAATTATAAGTGAAATAAATGAAAGAGATTTAGCTTCTATGAATCCTACAGAACTTAAAGGAATACTAGATGTTTGCTACAAGATGATAAGTCAGATTTATGGCTTAGGAAGTCCACAAGTACAAGTAACACAGGTTGAATATCCACAGATTAAGTTTAAGTGGGATTGGGAGCAGGATGATGAGCCAGACTATTGAGGCAACTCCTCCTGATTTACATTCTGGACAAATAGAAGTAATACAGGCACTAGAAGAGAAAAGGTTTATTATTGCTGTTTGTGGCAGGAGGTGGGGAAAGACAACTCTATCTTTAGTTGCTGCAGTAGATCAAGCTCTTAAAGGTTTAAAAGTATGGGTTATCTTTCCTGTTTATCCACAGGCTTTAGAGTCTTGGCTTAACCTTAAATCATTAGTTAGACAACTACCAGAGGAATATGCAGAGGTAAGAGAGGTAGAGAAAAGAATAGTTTTGAAAAATGGTGGATCTATACAGATTAAATCAGCTAACAAGCCAGAAACTCTTAGGGGTGCAGGTGGTATTAGCTTAATTATCTTTGATGAGGTTGCCTATCAAGAAAAAGAAACTTGGGAAACAGTTAGACCAATATTATCTGATAGCTTGGGTAAGGCATTATTTATCTCTACTCCTAATGGGATGAATTGGTTTTATGAGCTGTTTGATAATGCTAAGAGAAGAAAAGATTGGGCAGTCTTTCATTATCCTACTGAGAATAGTCCTAGAATTAACAAAGATGAGTTAGCACAAGCTAAAGAAGAATTAGGCTCATTAGTGTATGCACAAGAGTTTTTAGCAGAGTTTACAGAGGTAGGACACATGTTTAAAAGAGAATGGTTTGCTTATTATGATGTTATTGCAGGAGAAGATCCAGAATATATATTTGAAGATGAGATAGTAAAGCATAGTGAGCTAAGTATCTTTGGCACAATGGACACAGCTTTAAGCATTAAGGAAACAGCAGATTACTCAGTAATAATGGCAGTAGGATCAACTCCTAGTGGTAAACTCTTAGTATTGGATATATTCAGAGATAGACTAGAAGCTCCAGAGCTACTACCTAAAATAGAATCAATGATAAATAAATGGAACATGGCTTGGCTAGGTGTAGAGGATTCTAGTTTTGGTTTGGGTATTATTCAGATGGCTAGGAGGCAGGGTTTGCCTATTAGAAATCTTAAAGCAGATAAGTCTAAGACTGCAAGAGCAGTTCCTGCAGCAGCAGGATGTGAAAATGGTACTATCTACTTTTTGAAAAATGCTAAATGGTTAGTAGAATTTGAAAGAGAATTAACTAGCTTTCCATCTTCTGGATCTCATGATGATCAGGTAGATGCTCTAGCTTATGCAGCTAGATTTGGTATAGTTAGAAAAACAACATGGAGTGTAACCTAATTGGGAATAGCAGATAATATTAGAGGCTTCTTTAGTCAGCAAGAAGCACAAACAGAAAAGAAATCATTTAACAACTTTCCAACATCACAGGTAGTATTTCCTTTCAATTCTGATGCAGGTTTCTTTAGTGGCACTAATCAGATGAGTCCAGAGGGCAACTCAGCAGCTTTAGCCTGTTTAAATGTTCTTGGAACTGCATTTAGTGAGCCACCACTTAAAGTTTATCTAAAGACACAAGAGGGCCAGGACTATGTAGAAAATCATCCTGCTTCAATACTTTTAGAGAATCCTAATCCAAATATGACTGCTAATTTAATGAATAACTATATTGTTACTTCTGTTGCTGTGTATGGGGATGCTTTTATCTTAAAACTAAGGAATGATGCAGGTGCAGTTGTTCAACTTATTCCTTTACTACCAGAGATGGTTGAGGTTAAAGGTAATGATGAAAAGTTAATTACTAAGTATCAATACAAACAAAAAGGCAACACTTTAGACATATTGCCAGAGGATATGATACACCTTAGAGAGAGAATAGATCCTAGAAATCATAGAAGAGGATTAGCTCCACTTAGATCAGTTATGGTTGAGATTTTAGGAGATGCTGCTGCTTCACAGATGGGAGCTGCATTAGTTAAGAACACAGGTGTTCCTAGTGTTGTCATTAGTCCTAAGAATGATTTATCAATGACAAGTGATGAGGCAGAGAATATAGCTGAGGTTTTTGGTAGAAGATTTGGAGGAGAGAACAGGGGTAGACCATTAGTCATCTCTGGTGGAGAAGTAGATATACAAACTCTTTCTTTTACTCCTAAAGATTTAGAACTAGGGAAACTTAGATACATTAATGAAGAGAGAATATCTGCTGTTCTTGGTGTTCCTGCAATCTTAGCAGGACTAGGGGCAGGGCTAGAGAGAGCAACATATTCTAATGCTAAAGAATTAAGAGAGTTTTTTACTGAGCAGAAGTTAATTCCTATGTGGAATCACTTTGCTAATGAGTTCACTAAACAACTTTTATTAGAGGATTTTGAAACTAATCCTGCATACTGTTTTAAGTATGATTTATCTGATGTCAGGGCTTTAAGTCAGGATGAGGATGCAACAATGGTTAGGATTGTACAGGGTTACAATGCAGGGTTTATAACTGTTAATGAAGCAAGACAAGCTAATCAGCTACCTGCTTTAGATAATGGAGATTATTTTGTAAGAAATATGACTGTTGCAGAAGTACCTGTAGATGGATCAGAAGTAACAATGTATCATGGCACAGAGTTTGCAGCAGATGATACTGTTGAAGAAAAAGGTAAGGATGCACATGTCATAACCTCAGATGGAGAAAGAGTTCATACCTCTTGGCTAGAAAAAGATGAAGAGCCAGAAGAAGAGGAAAAGGCTTTAGAAACTAAGGTAGATAATGTTCCAACTTACATTCAGAAAAATGCACAAAGAGGATTAGATTTACTTGAATTTGCAGGAGATGGACTTACAGACAAAACAAAGAGAGAAGCAAGAGCTATGGCTAATGGCACTATCTCAGATAAAAAAGTACTCAGAATGGCAGCTTGGTTTAGTAGGCATGAGGGAGATTTAGACTCAGAGGATGCTAATGCTTATCTTTCAGGAGATAAAGAGAATCCAACTAAAGGGCAAGTAGCTTGGTTGTTATGGGGTGGAGATATTTCTAAGAGCAACAAGATGAGGGCTTATAATTGGGCTAACAAAGAAGCTGAAAAGGTTAAAGAAGAGAAATCAGAGAAGTTTAATCTATATGGTTGGGAAGAGCCAACAACTAAGTTTATTGGTTTACCTACTGTAAAAGCTATGCAAACAGATGAAGAGAAAGCTGCATATTGGAAATCTATAGATAGCCTCAGACAAAAATGGGAAGATACATTCCAGACTGTATATGCTAAAGAACTTAACAGACAAAGAAGAGCAATCTCTAAAGCTATTGGAGCTAGTTCAACACTAGATGCTATGCAAACAAATATAGATATAGTTATTGAAGATACTAAGTTTGATAAAGAGTTATTACCATTGTTCTATTCACTAACAGATGATTTTTCAGTTAGAACTTATGATAACTTGTTTCCTAAGAATGATGCTTTTAAGGCAGCAAGTCCTGTTGATTTAGGTGTAAGTGTTACAGAGGAAGAGGCTATAAGAACAGTATTTGATACATTAGCTGATTTACTTCCTGCAGGTAGAACACTTAAAAAGATAGTTGATGATGGTTTCTATAGAGGACAAAGAGAAGTGCCACCTGCTGTAGGTACAGTATTTCAAGATGGGCAATCAGCAAGTTTCTTGCAAGAGAATGCAAAGTCTGTAATGAAAGATTTAAACAGTACAACAAAGAAAAGAGTATCTACCATAGTTGCTAAGGCACTAAAAGAATTTGAGGATCTAGGCATTGTTAATCCTGTTGCAGGTACACCAGAGGGAGATAAGTTTTTTAAAGAGTTATCTAAAAACATTAATACAGTTCTAGGTGGGCAATCACTAAATAGAGCTAAGACAATAGCAAGAACAGAGGTTGTTAAGGCTAGTTCTTGGAGTCAGCAGAGAGCTGCTAAGTCCACAGGTAAAAGACTTGAAAAAGAGTGGGTATCACAAAGAGATGGTGTAGTAAGAGAATCACATTTTATTTTAGATAATCAAAGAGTTCCTGCTGATAGCTTTTATCTGTATAATGGAATCAAGTTAGATTTTCCTGCAGATCCTAAAGCTCCTGCAGCTTTGACTGTGAATTGCAGGTGTACAGAAGCATATATTGAGGTAATAGATGAATGAAGAGTTAAAAAGACCAGATAACCTATCTTTTAAGAATGCTCCTATTGAGCTAAAAGAAGATGGAGATACAAGATACATAGAGGCAGTTTTTTCATTATTTGACACTATAGATAGTGATAATGATGTAACTAAAGCTAACTCCTTAAGATCAGGTTACACAGGGAACAAAGTTCCTCTAGTGTGGAATCATGATTGGAGTAAAGTCATTGGTAGAGGCATCATAGAAACAGATAATCAAAAAGCTGTGTTTAAAGGTTATTTCCTTAACACAGAAGCAGGTAAAGAGGCTTATGAAACTGTAAAGGCTATGCAAGATATGCAACAATTCAGTTATGGCTTTCAAGTGCTTAAATCATCTAAGGGAACACACATTGACTCTAAAGGAGAAGAAGTTCCTGTAAGAATGCTAGAAGATGTTAAAGTCTGGGAAGTTTCTCCTGTACTTGTAGGAGCACAACAGAACAGTTTTGTTCAAGCTCTTAAATCAGGTTTACAAACTTATGATGATGTTGATACAGAGTTTGAGGAAGTCAAACAAGAAGATGAAGAGTCTAAGTATGGTAAATGTACTTATGAAAAAGATGGCAAGTGTGCCAAAGAAAAAGATTTAAAGATTTCAAGTGAAACTGATGCAAGTGTCAGTAAATCATCCCAACAGGGCATGAGGCTTGGAGAACATGCTGTAGCTTCTCTTGAGGAGTTAAAGGCATTCACAGAGAGGATAGAGGATCTAGCTCTTCTAAGAAACTCTGAAAAAAAGACACTTAGTTCAAAATCTACAGAGATGGTAGCTAAATACTTACAGGGAGTTACTTCAATCTATAACAGGTTGGATGATGCTCTTGCAGGTTATGGCTATGATCCTGTTAAAGATGATGAACTATTCCTAGAAGTTCAACAGAACTTAATGGAAAATAATTAGAGAGGAAATATAATGGCAACATTAAAAGAACTAAGAGCAGAAAAAGCTCTTAAGTCAGAAGATTTAGCAAGTATATTTGATTCTGTAAAAGATATGTCTGAACTTTCTTCTGATCAAAAAGAAGAAATCAAGAGAAGAAATCAAGAATTAGCAGAACTTGGAGATTCAATTACTGAATTACAAGATCTTGAGGGAATGAAATCCCAAAATTCTAATATGATGGAAGCTTCAAAAAAAGTTTCTGGAATGCCTGTTTATGGAGAGCCAGAAGTAGAAGCTCCAAAATCTCTTGGACAACAATTTATAGATTCTAATGCTTATAAATCTTTTGTTGATCATGGTATTAAGAATGTGCCTTTTGAAGCAAAAACAGATGTAACTACATCAGTTTGGACTAGAGATACAGTCTATCAGCAAGTTATTCCTGCTATAGAGCCTAATCCTAATCCTGCTTTGGACTTGGTAGATTCTATTAATACAGATCAAACAACATATTACTTCTTGCAAGAATCAGCAACAAACAATGCAGCAGAAACTGCAGAAGCTGGTGCTGCTCCAGAAGATGCTTTCAGCTACTCAGCTGTAACAGCACCTGTTAGAAAATTCATCACAACTTTGCCTATAACAGCAGAGTTGCTTGAAGATCAAGCAGGAGCAAGAGCATATTTTGATGGCAGACTTGCAAATCATGTAATGCAAAGATTAGAAAAACAATTCCTAATTGGTGGTGGAGTAGCTCCAGATGTTAAAGGACTTACTCAACAAACAGGAATCAACACTATCACTTACACAGCAGGAGCTTTTCCTGCAACTGCAGGTGGCAAGTTAAGAACAATTCTTAATGGTATCAAAGATGTAGAAATCAATGGACAATTAGCTCCAGATGCTGTTTTGATGAGTCCTGCTGCTTACAATGCTTTAGTAAGTCAGGTTGATGGAAACAATAACTTCATGTTAGGTGCTTCTGCTTTGGCAGGATCTCCTACTATCTGGGGTTTACCTGTTGTTAAATCATCACAAATTGGTGGTGCTGTTTCTACAACTATTGATGCAGTTGTTGGAAAATTTGGTGGCTCTTTAGCAGTTAACCATGTATTTAGAAGAGGAATGGAATTACAGATTTCAGACTCAGCTAAAGATGGAGATTTTGGTAAAGATATACTTACAGTAAAGGCTTCCTTAAGGTATGCTCTTGCTGTGTATAAACCACAAGCATTCACAAGAATTAATGATATTGAATAATAGTTAATTAATATGGAAAAAATACAGAGCCATAGTTTTGTTCTAAAGAATGAGATTATTGGCTCTGTGTTCCATGAGGAGAACAAAAATATGAAATTTATAGAAAAAGAAGCAGATTTTGTGTGGAAAGATAATGAAACAGGTAAATTTGCTAAAGGTAAGGAATGTCCTTTCCTAAGTGGTGTTCTTGTTGCAAGTATGGGAGATCCTATGCCTGATGTTAAGATTGATGCACCTAAGAAAAAAGCAGCTAAAAAAGTAGAAAACAAAGCTGTTAAGCCATCAGAAGATAAGTAATAATAAGGAGTTAAATATTGAGTCATCAATATACAGATAAAAATGAGCTTAAAACTTGGTTAGGTATCACAGGTAGTGGACAAGATACAAACATAGATTTTGCTCTTGATGCTGCAGCTGCTGCAATTGATAATTATTGTGGTAGGCAGTTTAATATCTCAGCATCAGTTGAAACAAGATTGTTTGACTGTGAGTTTAAGGATTATGCAGAAGTTGATGATATTGCTACAACTACAGGATTAGTTGTTAAAACACTAAATGCTGATGGCACAGTTAATGAAACATTAACTGTCAATACAGATTTTTATGTAGCTCCTTATAACAATGACAAACTAGATCCAAAGCTACCATTCACTAAAATTGTAATGGCTATGGAGAAATCAGGTAAAGTATTACCTACATCACACAGGCAGGGATTATCAGTAACAGCTAAGTTTGGAAGTCCAATACAAGAGGGCAGTAATCCTGTACCTGCAGCTATTGCACAGGCTTCACTTAT